CAGAATCTGTGTCTGTGTTTACAACAAATTCATTGTTATTTATAGTGTAATTAGTATCATTAAATTGAGTAACTAAAACAGTTCCTCTAAATATTATATTAGCTCCTTGAAGTACTTTAAAAACATATCTTTCTCCTCTTTAAACAAAGGAACCTCTACACTTAACTGCAAGTCGTTGCTTACATAAGCAATAAGAGAAGGAGTTATTGTTGTATCAAGATTAGTATCTTGATTATTAAACACTACAGAAGTGCCTATTTCACTAGAAAAACTTCTTGGTAAAATGCTTATAATATTGGTACTTATTAAAGGATTAATTATCTTCATACAATATAACTAATAAATTGTGTTTTTGTTTCTATAAACAAGAAAAGCACCCCTAAAGGTGCTTGTCTATTAATAATTATTTTATTATTAAGTCCCTAATACAGGTGTAACAAATAATGTAGCAAAGGTTCCATCACAGAAATTAGCAGGAACTTTCTCCATACCTGTTAAGGTAAGAGTGTATCCAGACATATCTCCCATTGCAGTACCAGTAACTATTGTACCACCAGTAACTTCCATTCCATTTCTCAATCCAGAAACAAATAGATTACCATTTTGGTCTTCTACTATTACATGAGGATGTCCGTAAGAAATTAATTTAATCTCTTTATGGTCTTCTTTTGTTAGTCTAGGCATTGATACTTCAAGTACTTGTTCAAAAGCAGTCGTACCATTCTCAGTAGAAGATTGGATATTCTGCGTTAATGAAGAAGAAAAGTGAACATCATATTTGTAAGCAGACACCTCTGCACCACCAGAACCTAAAGTTTCTATTACATCAGTATTAGTTGCGTCAAAAGTAAGAGCGCTTATAGCTCCGTAATTAACAAAGTATATCGCATTAATACCTCCAACACTGTCTTTACAGGGTTTTAATCTCCCTAAAGATAAATTTTCGCAAGCCATTTTATATATATTTTACAGGTTAATAGATATTGGGGAGTAATTAAACCCCCCTTATATCAAAGTTTATTTAATTATACTACGTTATACATAACGATTTCAGCACCGTAAGAATAACCTACAGCGGCAGTATATCTCATTATAAATCTCACATTCTGAGATCCATCTAGTTCGCTCATGTCTAGTACTTTAACTTCGTTTTGATCATTCATAAGACCAGTTCCAAAGTATAAGTTAGATGTTTGAGCGCAGATCATTTTACCAGCAGATAAACCGTTACACATGAAGATAGTAACTCCTTCAAATTGTAAATCAGAGAATCCTTGATTAGATCCTCTTTGCTCGAATCCATTTCCTCCTCCAGCTAAAGATAAAGAACTAATATAAGCTCTGTAACTAGAACTTGAAACGTATAGTTTTAAATCTTCTTTACCGTATACTGAAGCTGGAACAGCAGCAATCATTTTTCTCATTTCAGCTTGAATAGTTGCAGCAACTGGAGCAAATCCAGCAACATCAATTACCGTTGCATCAGCAGTAAATAAAGCTTCAAATCCATCATACTCACCTTCTACCGCATCAGCACCTTGCCAGATGATTCTCTCATTAGCAGTAGCAACTTCAGCAGCAGTCTTAGCAATAATAAAAGAAGCTAAATCTGGTGGTAAGTTATCGTGTGCCGATAATCCCATAGAAATTGCATCCCAATCCGAACGGAAATCTTTTTTACAAAGAGTATAATTTACTTGAAACTCTTTTGGAGTAAGTGTGTTCTCTGTAATGTCAATAGTCGCAGTTGGAGTAAAATCACAAGTACCATCTTTGATCAAGTCGCTCATTGCAACTTTCTTTAATACTTGTTTGAATTTAATGTTTGGCTTAACTGTAAGACCACCATTACGTATAGTAGTCGGAGTTAATAACGCAGCTTGTAAATAAGGCATAGCTTTTTCACCAGCGTAAGTAGTTGTAATGTTTGTTGTTGTAGCCATTTTAAATTTTAATTTTTATTGTTAAATAATGAATTGAATACTGCGTCTTCTGTAGACTGTACTCTGTTTTGTGAATAAAGGAAAGTTTCCTTCTTTTCGATTAAAGACTCTGGATCATGTACTAATCCATCCTCTACTTTTTCTTCTTTTAATTCTACTTCTTGCACTTCTTGTAGCACAACTTCTTCAGTTACCACTTCTTCAAGTGATACTTTTTCGATCACCTCATCTTCAGATACTACTTCAGACAAAGCTTCTGGAACTTCTTGTGGTTGAGCTGGTGAAATGCTTTCTAATACTTTAGTGTACATTTCTTTAATCTCAGCTATTGCCGAGTCAAATTCACTCTTAGATACAGCTGCTGGTTGTTCAACTGGAGCAACTACAGGAGCTTCAACGACAGAATCTTCTTTCTTTACGTCAATCTCTTCTCTTTTTACTTCTGGTTCAACAGATTCAACTGGCTGTGCCAATTCCACTACTTCCTCTATGTTTTCACTACTAAGAGCTTTCTTAGACAGGTTAACTATAGATTCAAATAATTCTTTTGGGTTTCTCATAATTATTTTTAATTACTATTTATAATATTATAACTAAATTCATATTTAGTTGTTTTAAATTTACTCTCTTGAATTAGAGGTGCTTCTAGTTTCTATAACACTATTAACATTAGAAACAACATTTCCTGTTGTAGATCCCATTCCTTGTCTCCAGTAATAAGGGGCATTACATCTCTTATCTTCATTACAATCTTTTATTGTGTAAGTATTTTTACACTTGCAATATTTAGCTTTCATATTATTTTTTATCTATTTGTTTTAGTTTAGATATCGCCCAGTTAACACCAGCTGAACCACCCCAAGCATCCCACATTATACCGCCACATCCTTCAGAATAAGGAACATCTTTATGTTGCTGATGCCTCTTAAAAGAAGCCATACGTGCTATAGTTGAACGAGATATATTAGCTCCAGAAGCTAATTGAGAGGCTCTTGTCCATCCAACAGAGGTTCCACAAGAACTACCATTCTCTTTTTTCCAAGCTAAAGCTCTTTTAGCATTTTTTCTTGCACCTTTAGGATAGTCACTATAACTCTCTAAATCATAATCCTCATATAAATCAACAAGCGTTTCTATCTCATATAATATATCCATCTCTTCACTAGAAAGCTTTTCTTCTTCTGAAAACATACCCTCTATTGAGAAGCCTAAGTAGTCACCTTTCTTTATTCTATCCCATAAATCATCATTCTCTATTCTCATTGATACAGCCCAAGACCCTTTAGTAGCATTTAAACCATATAAAGCGGTTTTATCCTTCTCTGGATCCTCTACTATCCAAGATTCAGTTAAAAACACACCATCTACCTCTGTTTCGTGTGCAACAGTAGTATTATGTAATTTAAGCGATTTAAGGTACTTTTCAGACGCTTTACGGACAGTTTCCTCGCTAAAGGTTATATTGTATTCAAAACCTCTATTCTTCCTGTAAATGAGCTTATTTGGGATTAAAGCAAGTCCAACTACTAATCTTTTGTCTTCATCTACAGTTTTCATTTCAACTTTATGTTCATTAAGAGCAATAAAGTTTTCTTCTATAGCTGGAAACTCAACGAATGAGATTGCGTTTATGCCGCCATCTCCTTCTGAATCTACAAATAATTCGATTGTTTCTAATTCTTCTTCCATTATGTTTTTTTTATATTATTAAACTTATATTTATTTAATGTGTTTTAAATCCCAGAGCTTTCTATAGAGTCTTCAACTACACTACCAGCCTCTTGAATATCTTCATACACAACGTATGCTCTTGTAGGTTCATTAACTTGATTACCTATGCCTTCTGCTAATTGATTAGACTCACTGTTTCCAACCACATTAAATTCTGGTGAAAATGATGGCTCTGAAGGTGTTGAAGGATTAGAACCACTAGAACCACTAGAACCGCCACCTTGAAGAACTGATTTAGCACTTGCTGCTGCACCTAATACTGCTGCTACCTGTGAAGCATAAAATATAGGGAATGTAAATGCAGCTGCTGGTGATGTTTTAGCTGTCTTTTGAGCAATATCTAATCCATTTATCAAGCCTTTAGCTGTACCTACAGCTATTTCTGCTAATGCGAATATCTTAGCCTCTGCCGAGTTCTTCTTAAATAGTTTACTCGCTGCACCTAATCCAGCTCCAATATGACCTAACATTTTATCTCTAAAGTTAGCTTTAGCTTGTTCTATTTCTTGTTCTCTTTTTGCAGCATCTGTCTTTATTTCAAGATCTCTCTTGGTGTGTTGCTCTTCCAATCTAAGTCTCTCGTCACTATCTATTTCCAAAGCCTCATACCTAGCCTTTAAAATATCTTGCTCTTGTAAAGCTTGAGACCTTTCTATTTCATATAAATCTTGCTTAACTGTAAATCTACCTTCTTTAACATAAGCATCGGCTTCAGATTGCATAGCTTGGATTCTTAAATTACGATCAACAGATTCACTATCTCTTTTCTGTTGTCTATTAAAAGTAGCGGTATCTTGAGTCTCTTCAAGAATCTTCTTAGCGTTATTATATGTTTCCTCAGATTGTAACATTGTCTGATTATGAGTATTATTAGCT